AATGAACGGTCCTACTGGACTGATCTTCGCAATGCGTTCCCGCTACACCAACCAGAGTGGTACTGAGACCTTCTTCGATGAAGTCGATACCGCATTCTCTGGTCAGAATGATGGCGGCGACCTGACCCAAGGTGGTTACACCGCTCAGGCATCTGACGGCGAATCCGTTGGTTTCGGTACTGGCACTCAGGCTGGTTCTAACCCTGCACTGCTCGGAGCATCCGGTGGTCAAACTTCCTACAACGTAGGTCAGGGTATGAATACTGGTGACGCTGAGGATCTGGGAGACGGATCTGGCGACCAGTTCAACCAGATGGCATTCTCAATCGAGAAAGTCACCGTAACCGCTAAGTCCAGAGCTCTGAAAGCAGAGTACTCCCTGGAACTGGCACAAGACCTCAAGGCGATTCACGGTCTGAACGCTGAAGCAGAACTTGCTAACATTCTTAGCACCGAGATTCTTGCTGAAATCAACCGTGAAGTCATCCGTACCATCTACAAGGCAGCAGAAGCTGGTGCTCAAACCAACACTGCAACCGCTGGTACATTTGACCTTGACGTTGACAGCAACGGTCGTTGGTCTGTTGAGAAGTTCAAGGGTCTGCTTTTCCAAATCGAGCGCGAAGCGAACGCTATCGCACAAAGAACTCGTAGAGGAAAGGGCAACATGATTCTGTGTTCCGCAGACGTTGCTTCCGCACTGACCATGGCTGGTGTACTTGACTACACCCCCGCACTGAACGCCAACCTCAACGTTGACGACACCGGTAACACCTTCGCTGGTGTTCTGCAAGGTAAGTATCGCGTATACATCGATCCTTATTCTGCTAACCTCGCTGCTTCACAGTACTTCGTTGCTGGTTATAAGGGTTCTTCACCTTATGACGCAGGTCTGTTCTATTGCCCTTATGTGCCCCTTCAGATGGTTCGCGCCGTCGGTCAGGACACCTTCCAGCCCAAGATTGGCTTCAAGACCCGCTACGGCATGGTCGCCAACCCCTTCGCTGAAGGCACCACACAAGGTCTGGGTCGCGTTAAGGCATCCGCCAACCGCTACTATCGTCGCGTTAAGGTCGAAAACCTTATGTGATTTAAACTCACAGAGTTTATTCAGGAGGGGCATTCGCCCCTCTTTTTTTGTCTAAATATAAGTAAATAAATAAGGCGAATGAAATCTTTCGATAGGTTTATTGAAGAGGCAGCGACAAAGAGATGTCCTGCCGGAGAATACTACTGCTACACTGATAAGAAGTGTAAGAAGATGCCTCGTGGTTATCATGTAGGACGTGGTGGTTATCTGGAAAAAGATAACGATAATGATTCTGAGGATTCCAATGGAACAAAGAATGGTGGATCTAATGGTGGCAACGGTTCTAATGGTAATGGGAATGGTGGAAATGGTGGCGGAGGAAATGGCGGTGGAAATGGAGGGGGAGGAGAATGAAACCCTGGAATAATCAACTTGATAACAGGAACTATCTGTCTCCTGTTGGGTTTAAATTTTCAATTACTAAAGTACCCAAGGCAGATTTCTTTTCTAACTCCGCATCAATCCCTGGTATCAATCTTGGATTTGCAGAACAACCAACATACCTGAAGAATATTCCTGTACCAGGTGACAAGTTAACCTATGCAGACTTTTCACTTAAATTCTTTGTAGATGAGAATCTAACTAATTATCTTGAGGTACATAACTGGTTAAGAGCACTAGGTTTTCCAGAGAATCTGGATGAGTTTACAGCACTCAAAGAATTCGATAGATATAATCCAACAACTGATGCAAGAAATCCACTGGGTGAATACTCAGATGGAAGTTTGTTTATCTACAACAGTCAGTTCAATGAAGTTGCAAGAGTTGACTTCAAAGATGTATTCCCTGTATCTTTATCTACAATCAACTTTGATGCAACCGATGCTGATATCCAATATGTGACCGCAGAAGCGACCTTTAAATACAGCATATATAATATAACAGTTTTATGATGTAATGTATGAATCTTGATGAAATTCAATTGTCATGGGAAGAAGATTCAAAAATAGACGAAGACAATCTACACAGCGAATCTACTAAGATTCCATCCCTTCACGCAAAATACTACAGGATTTTAAACAATATTCTTCTAATGAAAAAGTTAGAAGAGAATAAGTTTAAACAACTCAAAAAGACGAAATGGCAGTATTACACGGGTAAGGCAGACCCCGAGGTGTATATTGAAAAACCATTCGACCATAAAGTGCTGAGGCAGGATGTAGACAAATACATGGATTCTGATGAAGACCTCATCAAAATTCTAAACAAAATAGATTACTTCCAGGTAATGCTCAACTATCTGGACAGTATTTTGAAGACGATTAACAATCGAACTTTTCAGATAAAGAACTCGATTGAGTGGCAGAAATTTATCAGAGGATATGACTGATCTTGTTATACGTAAAAAGAATGAGGTTTATATTACCGTAAAGGCAGAACCTCATATTATCCAGGAACTATCGGATCATTTTACATTCGATGTACCTGGTGCTAAGTTCATGCCGCAATACCGTAGTAAGTATTGGGACGGTAAGATACGCCTATTCAGTTCTCACACTGGAGAGATCTATGTGGGACTGCTTGATAAGATTATGGCGTGGGCAAGAAACTATGACTATAAGGTAGAGTTTGAAGATAACAAATTCTATGGTCCTCCATTTGAAGTCAATAAAATGATTTCTAAGGAAGGAGTCAAGGAGTATATGACCCGTATTGCTAGGTTCAAACCTAGAGACTATCAGATTGATGCTGTATATGATGCACTTAAATTCAATCGTAAACTGTTGATATCACCAACTGCATCGGGTAAGTCATTAATGATTTATTCTGTGGTGAGATACTTTGCAGAAAAAGATCATAAGATACTTCTGGTTGTTCCTACCACTTCCTTGGTAGAACAAATGTTTAAGGACTTTGAAGACTATGGTTGGAATGCTGAAGACTATTGTCACAAGATATATTCTGGTAGGGAGAAGACGAATCAATATCCTGTAACAATTACCACTTGGCAATCTATCTACAAGTTACCCAGAGCATTCTTCAAAGACTTCAATGTAATCATTGGAGATGAAGCACACTTGTTTAAGTCTAAATCTCTCGTCAGTATTATGACGAAGATGGACAATTGTAAGTATAGATTTGGTTTCACAGGCACACTAGACGGCACACAGACTCATAAGTGGGTGTTAGAGGGATTGTTTGGACCATCATACAAGGTCACACAAACAAAAGAACTGATTGATAAAGGACATTTGTCTCAGTTACAGATACACGTTCTACTGATGAAACATGACCCACATGAGTTTGAAACTTATGAAGATGAGATTCAATACATCATTGGTCATGGTAAAAGGAATAACTTTATCAAGAATCTAGTATTAGATTTGAAAGGGAATAGTCTTGTTCTGTTTAGTCGAGTGGAAACACATGGTGAACCACTTTACGATTTAATAAATAATTCCGTGAAGGGTAAGCGTAAAGTATTTTATGTTCACGGTGGAATAGACGCTCAACAACGAGAACATGTAAGAGAAATCACTGAAAAAGAAAACGATGCAATCATCGTTGCATCTTACGGAACATTCAGTACAGGTATCAATATCAAAAATCTCCATAACGTAATCTTTGCATCACCATCCAAATCAAGAATTCGTAACCTCCAATCCATTGGTAGGGTGCTGAGAAAGGGAGATAATAAGAATCAAGCAGTCTTATACGATATTGCTGATGAGATTGTTTACAAACAAAGAAAGAACTACACACTCAATCATCTAGTCGAAAGAATCAAAATCTATAACCAAGAAAAATTTAATTATGAGATAGTACCAGTAGATTTAAAAGGTAAATGAACGAAGAATTCTATGCAACAATAAAACTTATTTCAGGTGAAGAGATCTTTGCACAAGTAACTCCTTGCGAAGAAGAAGATCGAACTTTACTTATACTAGATACTCCTGTAAAATTTGAATCGATTACAATCAAGCATATGGGAGTGAATGCTATGAAGGTCGAACCCTGGATCTCTATGGGTGATGACTCTATGATATTAATTGATATGAATAAAGTTATTACTATTAATGAAGTTAAAGACGAACAGATCCTTTGTATCTACAATAAGTACTTACGTGATAAGGATCGTGATTCTAATCAGACAAAGGTAAATGAAAACATGGGGTTCTTAGCATCTATTGCTGAAGCAAGAGTGAACTTAGAGAAGTTATATAAAAGTAGCTAAGCCATCCCTATGAACCCTAACAGAGTTATTCTACAGGGATTTTACAATCTTGTCAAGTCCTATCATTATGTGTTATAATGTGAGCATAATCCAATAGGAGAACCATGAAATGTCTAGAACTAGAAAGAAGTCTGAACATTATGTAAACAACAAAGAGTTTCTTGAAGCACTCATTGTATACAGATCCAAAGTCAAAGCAGCACAAGAGGCAGGAGAACCACTCCCCCGTATTACCAACTATCTTGGTGAGTGTTTCTTGAAGATCGCTACTCACCTCTCTTACAAGCCAAACTTTGTTAACTACATGTTCCGTGAGGACATGATCTGTGACGGCATTGAGAACTGCGTCCAGTATATCAAGAACTTTGATCCAGCAAAGTCTTCTAATCCATTTGCTTACTTCACCCAGATCATCCACTATGCATTCTTGAGAAGAATCCAGAAGGAAAAGCGTCAAATGGATATCCGCACTAAGATTGTGGAACGTTCAGGATTTGATGAGGTGTTCTCCAGTGATGGTGACATTTACAGTAATTCCGACTATAATACCATTAAAGAAAACATCCAGTCTAAACTTTATTCATGAAACTGACAAAAGAACTTGCTGTCCTATTTGAAAAACTAGGATGGGAAGAGGGAGATGAGATCTCTGTTGAACTGGGAGGAACCCAAATCTCAGGTATTCATCAACCAGAAGGTTATAACAAGAAGTGGTCATCTCAATATGGTAATCGTAAGATTAACAAAGATGCTTTTATTGTTATCAAGAATCAAGATCGTAGAGACTTATCTAAATCCCAACCAAACCCTGAGTTGAAAGCACACCATACACAATGAAAATTGCTCTAGTCACAGACACACACTTCGGCGCTAGAAAGAATAGTAAGTTATTTCATGAGTTCTTCAAAAAATTCTATGATAACGTCTTCTTTCCTACACTGAAAGAAAGAGGTATCACAGAATGCGTCCATCTGGGCGATGCTTTCGACTGCCGTAAGTCTGTTGACTTTTGGTCTCTCCAATGGGCAAAAGAAAATGTGTATGACAAGTTCAGAGAACTAGGTATCAAGGTCCATAATATTGTTGGTAACCACGATGCCTACTACAAGAACACCATTGGTATCAATGCTGTCGATGCTCTGCTTGAGTCCTACGACAATGTAGTAAGAGTTTCTGAACCAAAAGAATATAAGATCGGTGGTAAGAAGATTCTTCTTTTGCCCTGGATCTGTGAAGACAACGAGAAACAAACCTTTGACTTGGTAAAGAAGTCAAGATCAAAGATCATGATGGGTCACCTTGAACTGAATGGGTTTGAGGTGATTCCTGGTATGAGAATGGAGCATGGTCTTGACCCTGCCAAATTCAAGAAATTTGAAACAGTATATTCTGGTCATTACCATCATAAGTCAACTAGAGGTAATATCACTTATCTCGGTAACACCTACCAGATGTTCTGGAATGATGTAAATGACGTAAGAGGATTCCATATCTTCGATACTGAAACTCAAGAATTAGAGTTCATTGGTAATCCATTCTCAATCTTTGAAAAGTTCTACTACGATGATACACCGTATCAATTGTTCGATGCATCTAACCTGAAAGACAAGATTGTAAAGGTCATTGTCCGTAGAAAGTCAGACCAACTTGCATTTGAAAAGTTTATCGATAAGATTCATAAGTCAGGTGCATCTGATGTCAAGATCGTTGAAAACTTCTCGGTTGATGATGACGATGTAGACTTTGAAGATGGTAAATGCGAAGACACCTTGACCTTCCTCAATAAATATATTGATGATTCCGACTTCAATCTAGACAAAGATATTGTCAAGAAACTGATGAGGGATGTTTACCGAGAAGCATGCGAAATGGAGTAATGTATTTACTTGCGATATCAGGAGCAGAAGATGAGGGTGCCTACTCTGTAATGGATGAGGATGGCGAAAAGGCACTATACCTTTTTGAAGAAGAGGATGATGCAACCCGATATGCTGGTCTGCTAGAAGCAGAAGACTATCCTGAGATGACGGTAGTAGAAGTTGATGAGGAAGTATGTATAAAGATGTGCAATGCGTACAACTATAGGTATGTTATAATCACTGAAGATGACTTTGTAATCCCGCCCCGAGATAATGATTTTATTCAAACAGATAAGATGGCGTAACTTGCTTTCTACTGGAAACAACTGGACTGAGATTGATTTTACAGAATCCCAGACAAGTCTGATTGTCGGAACAAACGGATCGGGCAAGAGCACCGTCCTGGATGCTCTGACTTTTGTTCTATTCAATAAACCATTCCGTAAGATCACCAAACCTCAACTCGTTAATACAATGAACGAGAAGGAATGTGTGGTGGAGATTGAGTTCTCTACGGGTGTGACTGATTGGAAAATTATTCGTGGTATCAAACCAAACGTATTTGAGATTTACAAGAACGACCAAATGCTTGATAAGGCAGCAGCAAATGCCGATCAGCAGAAGTGGTTGGAAGAGAATGTATTGAAGATGAACTATAAGTCATTCACTCAGATTGTGATTCTGGGTAGTGCATCTTTCGTTCCATTCATGCAACTCTCTGGTGCAAATCGCCGTGAGATTATTGAAGATCTTTTGGATATTAAGATCTTTTCATTCATGAGCAATATCCTAAAAGAAAAGATTCGTGGTTCAAATGATCTTATTCGTGAACTGACTATCCGTAAGGATCTGGTAGAAGAAAAGATTGATATGCAACAGTCATTCATCTCTGACCTGGAGGAGACTGGAAAGAAAAATATTGAAGAGAAGAAGCAGAAGGTCAAGGTCATTGCTGATAATGTAGACACCCTCATAAGGGAGATTGAGTGGCACGGTGATAAGTTAAAAGAGGTTGAGGGGCAGATGGAAGCGTCATCAGGTTCTGACAAGAAACTTAAGAAACTCGGCACACTCCGTGGTAAACTGCAACAGAAAGTATCAACAATTACGAAGGAACATAAATTTTTCGCAGAGAATACGGTATGCCCTACCTGCGATCAGACCATTGAGGAGTCTGTTCGGGTAAATAGAATTAATGATGCAGCGTCAAAAGCGAAGGAACTCCAACAGGGATTCGTAGAGCTAGAGGAGGCGATCAGACTTGAAGAGGAAAAAGAAAACCAATTCAAGGTTTTTTCTAAGGAGGCAACTAACCTAACGCATGAAATTTCTAAAGCAAATACTCGGATTTCGGGATTACATAACAGATCCAGAGATCTTGAATCAGAAATTCAAACTATTACCGAACAACTTGAGAACCGAAATACTGAGCACCATGCGCTAGAAAAATTAGTTACGGAACTGGAGGAACTACAATCTAAACACTCCAATCAAAAAGAGAATAACGTCTACAACGAATTTGCACATTCTTTAATGAAGGATGGTGGAGTAAAATCCAAAATCATTAAGAGATATCTGCCTCTTATGAATCAGCAGATCAATAAGTATCTTCAGTTGATGGACTTCTATATCAACTTCTCTCTGGACGAAGATTTCAAAGAGACTGTAAAATCCCCGATACATGAAGATTTTAGTTATGAATCATTCAGTGAGGGGGAGAAGATGAGAATCGACTTGTCTCTCCTCTTCACCTGGCGAGAGATTGCTAAAAGAAAGAACTCTGCTAGCACCAATCTCTTGATCTTGGATGAGATCTTTGATAGTTCACTGGATGGATTTGGAACAGAGTATTTCACAAAGATTATTAAGTATGTGGTAAATGATGCAAACGTCTTCGTCATTTCACACAAGACTGATGAACTGATGGATAAGTTTGATCGGATTATCAAATTTGATAAAGTAAAAGGGTTCAGTAAAAAGGTATCATGAACTGGAGAGAGGAATATAAGAGTTACACTAGTAACAAGAAAGAACTTGATCTCCTAGAAAATGGTCCAAGAAGTTTGGCACAGTCATGGCATATGCAGGCAATGTATAATCAGTGGAAGAAGATCAAGGGAATCAAGGATCCAGAACCGCCAAATTGTCAATCGTCACTAAAGGAGTTTTTTCGTGACAACCCCTAACTGGCAACACCATTCCAAGAAGGAACAGAAACCCACTCTCAAACCACAAGCGATGAGAGCACGGAAGGAAGCACTTAGACAGTTTAAGAAGAGTCACATGAACCCGCACAAGAGGCGGGTTTCGTCGTATTATGAGTCCATACGAACGGAATTCGATGACTGTTTCACAAGAGATCAAGTCACAACTTGCTAAACTCCTTGCAACAGAAGACCTAGTTGTAGAAAACAAGAATGTAGAGACCGCATATTTCAATGTCCAGACTCGTGTCCTGACCCTACCCAACTGGCAGAATGCATCTGCTGTAGTCTATGACCTGCTGGTTGGGCACGAGGTTGGTCACGCTCTGTATACTCCTAATATTGATTGGAGTAAAGACCGTAAGATTCCTCCTCAGTTCGTGAACGTAGCAGAAGACGTTCGCATTGAGAAGATGATGAAGCGGCGGTATCCTGGTCTGTCCAAATCATTCTGGGGTGGATACAGAGAACTGAGCAACGAAGATTTCTTTCAGATCAAGGATGAAGATCTGACCCTGCTGAACCTGGCAGACAAAATCAATCTGTTCTACAAGATTGGTAAGTTCAATGACATCCCCTTTGAGAATGATGTAGAGAAAGATATCATGCGTCGGTCTGGTCTGACCGAGACCTTTGATGAGGTTCTGGATATTGCAGAAGAGATTTACAAGTATTGCCTGAATAAGAAAGAACAAGAAAGTAAGATCAACTTCGACAATCACGGTGCTCCTCAGGGTTCGGACAATGATCAACAGGGCGAAGAGGGTGAAGAGCAGGAGCAAGAGTTCTCAGCAAGTGGTGATTCTCAAGAGTCATCAGGTTCTGACGAGAGCGATGACGGCGATCTGACTGATATCAATCAACAGCAGCAGAGTCTGGCAGGTGGAGATACCTCTGATCCTGATGTTAAGACCATGAATGCATTTGAAGAAAACCTTCGTGATCAACTGCTAGACCCAAATGCTCGTGATAATGTGTATGCAGAACTTCCTGAGTTGAACCTTGACCGGATTATCATCGACAATGCTGAGATTCACCAGCGATGTGTAGATCAGTGGGCAGATGTTCCTATTGAACTTGATGTCTTCTATCACGTTGATAACAAGTTCAAGGAATTTAAAAAGTCTGCACAGAAAGAAGTCAACTATCTGGTCAAGGAGTTTGAATGCCGTAAGTCTGCTGCTGCATATGCCCGTGCATCAACTTCCAAGACTGGTGTGCTTGACTGCAGCAAACTCCATACATACAAATACAGTGAAGACCTATTCAAAAAGGTCACAACATTTGCTGATGGTAAGAATCACGGTCTGGTATTTGTACTTGACTGGTCCGGTTCTATGGGTCAAGTGATGCTTGATACTATGAAGCAACTATTCAATCTCGTATGGTTCTGTAAAAAAGTTGGTATTCCTTTCGATGTCTATGCATTCACTAACGACTATCCTCGTAACGACGGGACGGGAATTGCTGAGTTATCCTACAAAAAAAGAGATGGAGTAGTTCAGGTTCGTGAGCATTTCTCAATGATGAATATCCTCACGAGTAAAGTCAAAGCAAAAGAACTGGAACAGCAGATGCTGCATATGTTCCGTATTGCAAACTACTTCAGCACTAACTGGGGTGTTCCCTATGCTGTTCCTCTGGGAATGTATCTCTCTGGAACTCCTCTCAATGAGGCACTGATTACTCTGAAGCAGATCATTCCACAATTCAGGACACAGAACAATGTAGAGAAAGTTCAGTGTGTAATCCTGACTGACGGTGAGGCACCCCCTCTTAAGTATCATAAGGAGTTCACCCACAGACCTTATGCAGAACCATATCTTGGAGTCAATGGTTTAGGATATGATTCATTTATCCGTGATCGTAAGACTGGAAACACATATTCTATGGAACAGGACTGGAGCAACCATTCACGATTCAGTCACACAACTTCAATGCTGAGGTTGCTTCGTGACCGTATGCCTTCAGTTAACTTTATCGGTATCCGTGTTCTTGCTTCTCGTGATGCAAACCATTTTATTAGACAGCATACAGGATACAACCTGACTGAATTCAATAAGGTCGCTAGTCAATGGAAGAAAGACAAGTCATTCAGTCTGAAGGATACTGGTTATCACAAATACTTTGGATTGTCATCTACTGCGATGAATCAGGAGACAGAGTTTGAAGTTCAGGAAGACGCTACAAAGACACAGATCAAGTCTGCCTTTATGAAGAGTCTGAGAACTAAGAAGATGAACAAAAAGATTCTAGGTGAGTTTATCGAACTTGTTGCCTAAATATCTAAAACCTCATCATTTAAAGTCATGTCTAAGTTCGGAGATCTAGTTAAGGGGAAGAAAGCAGCAGCACCAGCACCTGCTGCTCCTACCCCTCCTGCCCCTGTCGCGGCACCAACCCCTGCTGCTAAGGCATTGGGTGATATGTCTAAAGTTGAACTTGAGCAACTTGGTCGCACCAAGGGTGTCGAACTTGACCGTCGTAAGAGCAAGTCAAAACTGATCAAGGAACTCAAAGATATTGAGTGAACCAGTCTCATAACTGTCTGAAGGGGGTCCACAAGACCCCCTTTTTGGTCTATAATAACTTCAGTTGAAACAAAGCAAATGGGTCTGTCCAAAGAAAGCATCATTGAAAGTCTCCGTGATTCTTATGGCGAGTCTGTGACTTCTGCCGAGATCAGGGCGTTCTGTATGATGAATGATTTCAACTATCAGACTATCACCAACAAATTGACTGACTACAAGACCGGTCGTGGTCGCTGGAACCTGACTGTTCAGGAGAAACTGGAACAGAACTATCAAGCACCTGCCGCAATGCCCGCTATTGAACAGAACCTGATTCCCCAAAAAGATGAAACTTTCGTTAAGTTCGGTCCATTTACCGACATTAAAAAGATTGTACAAAGCAAGCTTTTCTATCCTGCTTTTATTACTGGTCTCTCTGGAAATGGCAAAACACTTTCAGTGGAGCAAGCCTGTGCTCAGTTGGGTCGAGAACTTATTCGTGTAAACATTACAATTGAAACAGATGAGGATGATCTTATTGGCGGTTTCCGTCTTGTTAATGGTGAAACCGTCTGGCACAATG